ATAGAAAGGTTCAAACCATATGCAGTTGGGTAAGATCGACATGAGTAAAGTCCCAGAGGGCGCTGACGCTACTGATATTGTACGAGATAATATAGAGACCAAAGAGAGTGTCCAGGGCAACGGGATGATCGGACTGACCGATTTGCTGCAAAGGTCAGTGGGTGACCATGAGTTCATGGTAGACCCAATATTACCGAAGTCAGGTATCACGGTGCTTGCAGGGACAGAGGGCAGCGGCAAGAGCATTCTTTGTTCACAGCTTGCCCTGAGTATTGTCATGGGTCATGACTTTCTGGATATGAAGATGGGATCTCCACGTAAAGTGATGATATTTAACTTTGAGCTTTCCGACCAGGAGTACGCACGTAGAATAGGACTTCAGTATCCAGCGATGCGCGACATTGGGTATAAGAACGGCGGGTCGGAAGATCTATTTCAGTATAAGACATATGACGGGGGTGCGTTCAGTGAGAGGTGGCAAGAGATAGAGAATTACTGTAGGATTCAAGGATCCAAAGGTGCGGTGGTGCTTGTAGATAACATGTATACTTCTACTGAAAAGAATCTATCAGATAATAGTGAACTGCGCACGGTGTTGAAGCATGTACGTAAGATCAGCGATGAACATAACATCTGCTTTGTATTGGTAGGGCATCACAACAAGAATACGGTCCCAGAGCCTATTAATATCAATCAAATACAGGGTGGCAAGCAGCTAACGATGAATGCTGACAGTGTGATACAGATAGCTGCCAATGTGAACGATGAGTCGGTCAAGTGTTTGAAGTGGACCAAGAGTCGGTACAGTGGATCTAGCTTGCACAACAAGCCGCTGAAGTTAACGCTGGACGATTCGTTGTTGTATACTAGACGGGGGATCATCAAGAGTGAGATAGCTTACTTTACTGATATGAAAGAGCGTATGGAGCTAAAAGCTTTGAAGGCTTATGTCAATGACTGTGTTCCGGAGCATATGGAGTTTGATTCTCAGAACTTATTTAGTTATATCGTAGAAAATCCAGAATTTAATAGCATCAGCCTTGCTACTGGAAAAAGGTGGCTCAAAAGACTGACCGATTGGAATATTCTTGAGAAAAAATCTCATGGCAGATACTTTGTGAAAAGGGACAATTTGAGTGATTATAGTGATGATGAGTGAGCTTTTGAGCTTTTGGGCCTAGGGGTGCTAAGAGTGAGCTTTTGATACTATCTATAGTAAAAGCTCAAAATATCACCTATATAGGCATGGAAACTGGTATTTTTTACTGTAGAAATGAGCTTATTGAGCTTATTGAGCTTTTTGAGCTTTTGAGCCTTTTGAAAAAATACCCCCCCTGTTTTTGTAAAAATTTTAGTAAAGTAGGTTAAAAAATTTGAATTCTAGTAGAATTTTTTTGAAGTCTAAAAATAAAAAATTACCCTGGGGCCTTTATATATAAAAGAAAATGTAAGGATCTTGTACTTTTGAAGTTCTCAATTATACATAACTTGAAAATAAAAAATTTAGATGATCAACTTTTTCAAAAATGCAGCCATGGCAAAAAGCAAAATGATTATATTTGCAGCTTTGCAAAGCTTGGTAAAAATAAGAAATTAAATTGCCTGGCAATGTTAGGCTATTGTAGAAATATAAAAGTTCAGGGCCTTGAAACTTGTTTTTTAAGCGCTCGCAATGAATTAAAACTAAAAATTGTAAATAATCGTAATAAGTCAAAATAAATAACCTTTTATTTGCTCCAAAAATGGCCTTAAATCGCCGTTTAATTTTTTATGCTGCTTTAAGTATGGCTACGCAAAAAAAAAGCCCTAGCCCCGGAATTAATCCAGGGCCAGGGCTGCGCAGCAATTAAGCCAGGGCTTTAAATGCGGGAGCGACCCGCGCGCCTTAACTTAATATAATCTTATTTACTGCTTTTATTTGTCCAGGCAATAACAACATTTTCAACGCCTGGAAAAAATACCTTTATTAAAGATTTAATTAAAATTATTCTCATATATTACGCTCCATTGGTTTGGTTATTATTTCAAATAGTGGGTAATTTTTATTACGCGCCGCATGACCCGCGCGCATTGCCTTTGCATAACTAAAGCCGGAATAAATAGACGTAATTTTTTTGCAGTCATATTCACAGCTTCCGATTTTATATTTTTCTTTTTTTTCTTTAGTCACTACATACCATTTAATATCAAAGGCTCTTTTATATTGTGTTAAGATCACCTTATTCATTTTGGCCGCCTTGCTTTACTACAAACCCGGTATTATCTTTTTTAGCTTTGCCCTTTGCCAATAATCCAACAACTACATTTTTACCATCTAAAAAACGCAAGTCATTTTTGTCACCATCAATAACGGGCCGCCCTAGGTATGACTTAGGCAAATAATTTTGAAATACTACAGCAATATTAAGACCGTTTTTTATAGCTTTTTGAGCGTCCCGGTCATTGCCGTCAGCTTTGCTAAAAGTTAAATGATAATTGGCCGGCAGTCTTTTTCTATTAGGATATTTTGTATAATCATAAAATTGAACATCCGGGAATTCGTTCATAATTCCGCTATTTTCCCATAAAATATCACTGGTGCCGTTCAATCTAATTGCTAATTTTAGGCCCTTATTTTTAGCGGTCTTTTTGGCGCTGTTGATCTCTTTTTTAAGTTGGATCATAAAATTATTATAATCATTAAAAAAGGTATTTGTTTTTTTAATTCGTGCTTGTTGAATTGTATTCATTGCACCGCGGCCCGCCGTATTTAAACATGCAGCAGCACAGCCGGCGGTAGCTTTTTTACATACATTACGCCCGCTTAAATCGTGCGGCGCTAAATGTAAAATTGGCGTATAATATCCATACGCTAAATTTTTATTCACTTTAAAATTTGCGCTTGGTTTACTTAGTAAAGTTTGCATAATAGCTCCTATTTTATTTAACACAATATAATAACAAATAATAATAAACGGAATAATAATTATTACAATAACTAATTAAAAGCTCAATTATATAACATTTTTACGCGCGCGGCTGTACAAAGCGGATGAACCGGAAAAAACTTTTTTCATATTTTCGCGGCTTTGCCTGGCCTGTTTCGTTCCTTAGTTTTATTTTACGAGTAGGTTATTGGAACCAATTGGACCAATAAAGAAATTTAATCATTGAAAATAATTAATATTATACATAACCCCGGTCCACAAGGCAGCAAAAATGTGCTTGACGTATCGGGCGCGCAAAATTTTTTTTAGTTTTTTTAAAGGTAATAAATATTGTAACAAAATGGACTGGCCCCTACTAACAGAAGATGACTACGAAAGACTCATAGAATCCATAGATCTTGGTGATGAGTTCTTTCAAAAGCTCGCCGCGTTTCGGTCTGGCTTGATATCACCTGAGATGCGTAAATGGCAACTCATGGCCCACCAGGCTTACGACACCTTATCTGAGCGAGAGTTGCAAGTGTTCAAGCGTAGACTCAAACAGCATAGCTTCCCTGTAATAGCAGAGAACCTGGCCATAAGTGAATCATCAGCAAAGACCTACTGGCGTAGAGCAGTCAGGAAATGCTGGGATACATTTGGGGTCAACTTATCTTAGATAGGTGAAAGGAATATTATGGGAAGACATAAATTAGAGATAGATCCTGAAAAAGTAGAAATGCTCGCAGAGTTTGGCTGCTCCACCATAGAGATAGCCAGGCTGCATAGCTGCGACGAAGCTACGATTCGCAAAAGATTCAAAGCAGAATTACAACGCGGTAGAGAGCAAATGAAAGTAAATCTCAGGAGACTACAATGGAGAAATGCCGAAAATGGTTCGAACAGCATGCTGATCTTCTTAGGAAAAAATTACTTAGGACAAAACGATTCAAACCAGCTAGAGCTAGTAGGTAACTTAGAAAATCTACTGAAAGAATGCGGATACGAAGATTCTCCAATTGAAACAAAGAATACTAAACAAACAGAAACTCTGGAAACTCCTAGGGTACGAGCCTAGTCCTATACAGCTTGCTGTGCATGATAGTCGTGCGCGCTGGCGTGTGAATGTACAGGGCCGACGATCAGGCAAGAGCTATTCTGCTGCCAAGGAAATACTACCGTATCTACTAAGCCCAAACAAAAAGATATGGGTATGCGCACCCAGTTTAGATCTTGCGGATAAGATAGTCAGAGAAGTCAAACAAGACATTATGGTCAAACTCAAGCTCCCCATCCAACATAAGAAAGAGATATCAGGGCAAATGCACTACATGAGATTAGCTGGCCTGAACAGCGAGATATGGGCTAAGTCCTCAGAGCGTCCAGAAAGTTTGGTGGGCGAGGGAATTGACGCACTAATACTGGAAGAAGCCAGTAAGATAAAGAAGGTAGTATGGGAGCAATACTTGAGACCTACCCTATCTGATAAGAACGGCTGGGCTTTGTTCACAACTACACCAGAAGGCTTTCAAAATTGGATCTACGAATTATGGCAGCGCGGCAAGTCAGATGATTTTCCAGATTGGGAGTCCTGGCAGCATCCAAGTTGGGAGTCTCCATTTTTTAAAGATGACATAGAGGAGTTAAAAAAGACATTAACATATGAAACATTTCAACAAGAATTCGGTGCAAGCTTTGTCTCGTTCAGTGGTAGAATCTATCAGTTCGACAGAGCCACCCATATACGAAACATCAAATATGACCCCAATTTGCCAACATATTTGTCAATCGATTTCGGATATAGGGTGGGTTGCGCAGTCGTCGCCCAGGTCCAACAGAACTCAAGGGGAAAAGACACCATATATATTATTGACGAGATCTGGGAAGAAAACATAAGGACAGAAAGCCTGGTGCAGAAGATAAAGAAACTACCGTACCCAATAGTAAGATATTTTGGCGATCCGGCTGGTGGCAACACTCAGGGCCAGAGCGGTATGTCAGACCTGGAGATATTTCGCAAGAACGGTATTATCGTAGATTATCGCAAGGACCGTATATCTCGTAACATAGCTAACGGCGTGACGCATCTAAGGACCTGGATAGAGGATGCGCTGGGACATGCACATTTATTTGTAGATAAAAAGTGCGATAAAACCATCATGTCCTTTGAAAACTATCGATATCCAGAAAAGAAAGCAGACCAGAAGCTAAAAGAAGAACCGTTAAAAGATGGGATAAATGACCATCAAATGGATGCTTGTCGCTATCTTGTATGTAATCTTTTTCCAATAAAAAGTAGACAAGCGGGAGTAATAGACTGGTGATAATACAAGACCTATCAGAACAACTTATAATAGATTCTTTAGCAGATAGTTTAAATGTCATAGAGACTGAGCGCACTAAAGAACGTGAATATATGCTAGATTTTTACGAGGGCATGAATATAGCTAATTATGTCCAAGATTTCTTTGGCTCAGAAAGCTTGCAGCAAGTACCGCTGTTTACACAAAACCTTACGAGAAGAGTTTGTAAAGCAAGGGCCAAGAGCTATCAGCGTCCAGTCAGGATGTCTGTAGATCCAAGATATATGGATCTTGCTAATATCAGTGATCTCAATACGAAGCGCAAACAATTAGAAGAGACTACATTTTTGCTTGGCACGCAAGCTTTTCGTAGTATATGGAATGCACAAAAGAACAAAGTTGAATATGAAGTACTAAGCTTCTTTGAGCCATTATTCATGCCAGGAGAAAAAGAGCCGTTTGGTGTGATGTATTCTGTAGAGAATCAAGGCAACTCTAGTATGGAAGAGTCTCGCTATGTAGTGTGGACAGCTGATAGACCCCAGGATAATTACGTAGGTAGGCATTTTGGTATCAATCAGTCAGGCGATAAGTATTCTTTTAACGAAACAGATCGAAATCCATACGGTATTCTTCCAGTATCCTTTTGTCATAGATATCAGCCTTTAAGGGATTTCTATGTAGGAGATGCATCTGACGTTGTTAGAGCGGACCTATCTTTGACTGTTGCAGCTATGGAAATAGCATTATGTATTAGGCTTGGTGCAATAGGTATTAAGTTCGTAACTGGTGTCGATGATAGGTCGAGAATTTCCTTCGGAGTCGATAAAATTTTATATCTTCCAGAACAAGCGTCGCTGGGAGTGACGGGACCTTCAGCCAATATTGAAGATCTTATAAAGGGTGCTAAATATTTGGTTGAGACCACTTTGAACAATAATCAACTCAGGGTAAAATTTATAGACAGTCACGGTAACGCAGAGTCAGCTGAAGCGCTTAGAGTGCAAAACATTGATGATAATGCAGAGAC